ACCTACACACCACACTCGTCCGTAAGCACCTATAGCTTCGTTGGCGTACTGTGCAGAAGTTACAGACGCACCAGCAACACTAGACATTTTAGTAACTGCACCTAGACTGTTGCTGTACACGAGAGGCTCGTAGCCACGTTGGAAGAAGTAAGCGTGATCGTTAAAGTTAAATATCTTCCAGTCGTTAGCTGTAATCGTGTACGATCCCGGCGTAGCGTCAACCAGTGTAGTCGTACCTGTCATAATCTTGTTGTTACCAGTACTAAAGATTACCTCGTTACCAGCACCGTCGTAAAACTCGTGGATGTTAGAGAGGTAGTCAGTACCCAACACAGTCTTGTCTGAAGTTAAAACAGCGTTACCCTTACGTGAAGCTAATCGTCCTCGTCTGTCAATAATAGCGTTGTCTGCAATCTCCGCAAAAGACGTATCCTGTGCAAGCGGAGAATCCTCTGTGTTGATCCCTTTGAACGCAGGAGCAACTAAGTTAATGCTTTGTAGTGGCTGGGCCATCTAGCGTCTCCTACGGTGTGTACCAAATAGTTTCTTCAGGGTGCTTCTGGGCGTCCAGAGCAATAGCGTCAGATAGGTACTTGTCAGCAATAGCAAAGTACTCTGGTGTTGACGTACCGCCTGTCTCCCCACGTTCACGAGCCAACAGAGCTACCGCCATGTGAATCACAGGCTGACTAGGAATAGCCAACGTGTCAGAGTCAGAACTCAAGGCTACGTTTCTGATGACGCTCTTGACCTTCAGAGAGTAAACACCGTCAGGCTTAGGGTACACATCAATCTGTGCGTCACCAGAGCCGTCTATGCCACTAAACGTGTAGTACTGTGGTGCACCAGAGGCAGGAGTGTTTACAAAGAACTTATCGTCAAACCAAGTCTGTGGTCTGTACTCCATAACAATGTTAGACGTATCGTTAATGATGTTCAGGATCTTACCTTGGTCTTGGTATCCCGTAAGCGAGTACGTGTAGTCGTCAGCCGCCGTGGTGATCGTAAGGGTAGACCTAAGATTAGACCAGTCCCAAGCGTTTTCTATGAGTTGTTTTGCATCGTTGATAAAGTCACCAACCATAGCACTGTACGTGTTGGCACTTACGGTTGTTACTGTGTCTTCTCTGAGCCTCCTCAGTACGTTGTTTACTATGTCTAAATAGGTCATACTAAGCCCTCAAACAAGCCTTTCATTACGTTGTTTTTTATGTCTTTTGGTAAAGCGTCAGATAAAAAGTCTACTATTGGAAACTGAGCCGCCGCTAGTAATTCTGGAGCCGCTGTGATGTCAGTAGGTGTCATTTCAAACATACCAGAGCCAAAACTGGAGCCTCCAGCACCACCACCGCCACCACCACCGTCACCGCCGCCCCCAGTACCACACTCTTCTGGATTAGCCGCCGCATACTCAGCACAAGTACAATCGTTACACTCTGGGTCCGTTCCACAGATAGTAGGATTAGCTTCTGCGTAAGCAGAGTCTAAACAAGGGTCTACTACAGGTCCATACTTACATTCACCTTCTTCACCATAGTTAGTAGCATTAGGGTCACTACATTTTTCTACTATGGGTCCATACTTACATTCACCTTCTTCACCATAGTTAGTAGCATTAGGGTCACTACATTTTTCTACTATGGGTCCATACTTACATTCACCTTCTTCACCATAGTTAGTAGCATTAGGGTCACTACATTTTTCTACTATGGGTCCATACTTACATTCACCTTCTTCATTATAGTTAGTAGCATTAGGGTCACTACATTTTTCTACTATGGGTCCATACTTACATTCACCTTCTTCATTATAGTTAGTAGCATTAGGGTCACTACACTTAGTGCCGTCTATTGAACAATCTTCATTAGTAGACCCGTTTATACAATCTCCACACTCACTAGGTTTATTTTGTTCGGGAACAGCGACAACGTGGTATCTGCCTAGAGCTTTACACTCTTCAGGAGTAGGTCCGGGGTTTACAAAGTCAGCGACACAATCACAGTTGTCTGCGTATTTACCGGGAGCACCGTCTTTTGTTGTACAAGGGGTGTTTGGAGTACAATCAAGGGGTTCTACACACTCTCCTGTTATGTCATCTTTTACAAGTCCTCTAGATTGACAGTTGTCTAATGAAGGAATACACGGGCCTGTTGGATTATTAGCATCTGGGTCAAAGCCCTCTTCGCATTGACCGCACGAACTCTTAGTTCCAGCCGCAGTACTAGGAATATACTCTCTGTTTAAGGCGATACAATCGTCCTCAGTGTCTCCGGTATCTTTCCATTCGACACACTGCCCGTCTATTTCTTGGTGAGTACTCAAGCACGGACCACAGCCTGTTACTTTGTCGCCTTGTTTTGTTCCCCTGTCTCCTTGTCTACCTTCTGATGCACAATCAACTGTAAAGTCATCAACAACAGCTTTATCTCTACACCGATCATCAGTTCCTATTTCTTGTGATTTGTTTAAACACCCTCCACACTCTTCTATACTTTTTACTTCACCGCCTTCTCTACCGTAGTCTGAACAGTTAATTAAATTTGTCGGAGTATCTAAAGGAAGTCCTGTTATTTCATTAATTTTGTCTATAACGTCGTTTTTCTTGCCTTCAATTTCTTTTAGGATAATACCGGATATGGTTGTGCCTAGTACACCTGTAATCCAATCAGTAATCTGTCCCGGCGTAACGTCATCTATGCCGCCAAAAATGTCTTCTATTTTACCCAGTACCCAATCTTTAGCTCTCTGAATAAATCCTTCGTCGTCTTCGTCACCTTGAGGAGCACTAAAGATGTCCGAAATAGTGCCACCTATTTCTTCTACTTTATTTTCTAAGTCTCTAACTGTGCCTACGTCTATGTTGCCGGGGGGCATAGGCAAACCGGGTATTCCACCAAGGACACTAGCACTTACACAGTCTTTCCAGCACTGGTTTTCTTCAGTGCCGTCGGTTCCCGCACAATCCCAAGGCTCTTCACCTTCACCTGTTAATTCACAGGTATAACCACCGCTTCCAAAGACAGCTTCTAGGACATCATCAACTGTCATGTCCTTGACTTTGCCTATTTGACCTTCAATCCAATCTTTGATGGCTTGCGCTGTTTTTGTCTGATCTTCTGGAATTTGAGAGCCTGTGCCCTCCATATCAGGACAGTCGTTTATAGTTTCTGCGAAAATACCACCACCACAACTGACGTAAGTGGGGTAGCTTTCTGGATCTTTGCTTAAATCTTTAGGTACAAGTTGACCGTCACTGCTTATTTCGTAACCACATTCATCAGCATTTTCTTGAGTAATGACTTTACAATCAGGACCAGCAGGAGTAGTAGATACGCACTCCCCTCCTTGTATTGTGCCGTCTAAAGGACCGTTAGTAACTGTAGCGCACTTGTCTCCCTCTTTAAGTCCTGAATCACCTACTGGACTTACCTCCCAATTATCGGCGTCATAGCCAAGGTCTCTTAAAATAGTCGCAAGTACGTTGTTTCCTTTAAAATTTTCATTGTCAACTGTAGCCCTAGCTATTTCGTTTATTGCTTCGTCAGAATAACCAGCGCCTTTTAGTATTTTGTATATTGACGCATTGTCAGTAGGAGCCTGTACAATAACAATGTCGTTGTAGTAGTCTTCAAAACCTTCTACGTCCATTAGACCACTAACGTCTACTTCTTGCATGTCCTTTAGCGTAGCGTCACCAGAACCGTACTTAACCAGAGCCTCTAGCCAATCTGCCGCCGCTTGACCCTTGCCTTCCAGTTTGTCACCAAATTTACTAATGAAGTCTCTGAATAGCTGAGTTTCAGCAATCTCATCACGGATGAGGTCAGAAGGTATAGTACCGTAGTCAACATCTCCGGGCAAACCTACTCCGGGTTCTACAGTAACTGTAACGCCTCCTGTAGTGCTGGTATTATCGCCGCCTGTTCTAAACATTCCTCTAGCCATGCGTTACTTACCCTTCATTTGCATGAGCTTGTCAGCACCACGTATGCCAAAACTGGCAGTAACAGCTACGTAAAGCAAGTACTGGTAGTAATCAGGTAGTTTGTCTAGCTCAACAAAAGCCATACCTACCCTCTGCATAATACTCAAGTCATCCATAGCAACTCCGTAACACACAGCCAACAGAGGCATCGACAGTACCACAGTAAA